GCTGGGAAGCGTCGCTGCAAAAGGCGTCTTTCGGTGGCGTGCCTTTCGGCGTGAATACCGCGCGCACGCACGCCGGCCGGCGTCAGGCCATCCACGTCTATCCGTGGCGAGATGACGTCTGGATCGAGGACCAGGGCAAGCGGCCGCGTCAGTTCCGGATCAACGGCTTCCTGGTAGAGAACAGCCTCGTCTATGGCGGAGGCGGCGTCATCGCCCAGCGCGAGGCGCTGCTGGCGGCGGTCGAGGCTCCGGGAACCAGCACGCTGGTCCACCCGACATTCGGCACGGTGCGCAGCGTCAACTGCCTGGATATCGAGATCGAGGAGCGCAAGGACCTGGGCCGGGTTTTCGAGTTCACCATGACGCTGATGGTGTCCGGTGTGCGGCAGTATCCGGGCGCCGTGCAGTCCACCGGAGATCTGCTTTCGGCGGCAGCCGCGTCGCTGCGCGCGCAAAGCCTCGTGGACTTCGCGCGCAAGGCGATCTCGGCGATCCAGCTCGGCGCTGCGGTGGTGCAGCAAGCCGTTTCCACGGTGCTGCGGTATTACCAGACGGCGATCGGCATCGTGAACGGCGTGCGGCGCGTCTTCAACGCGGTGTCCACGTTGTCGGGGAACTTCGGCCGGCTGTTCGGCGGCGGGAATTCCGGTTACTCCGGCTCGAATCAGCACGCCTCCACGTCGGCCACCGTGACGGACCTGCTCGCGGCGAACGTGGCAGCCAGCGGCGCTGTGGTCGCCGCAGGCGGCGCGCTGCAGCTGGCAGCGGCGAATATCTCGGATACCGCTACCTACGGCGCCGCGGCGGACACATTCGTCACGGCCGTGGCCGCCACCGCGGCGGACCCGGTGGACGGCATTTCGATGCTTTCCGCGCTGGCGGCCTTCCACCCGGCGGGCACGACCACAGATTCGCCAATTGGCCAGGCCATGGCCGCAATCAACGACGCCTGTGCGGCGCACCTGCGTCGCGTGGCGATTGCCTCGCTCGCGGAGACCGTGGCGAGCTACCAGCCCGCATCCCAGAACGACGCGATCGCAATGCAGACGGCGGTGACATCGATTATCGACGCGGAAATATTGGTGGCCGGCGACGCGGGCGACGACGCCAGTTATGACGCGCTGCGAGAGCTGCGCCGGGCGGTTGTGGCGGACTTGCAGGCCCGCGGCGCCGAGCTGGCTACCGTCGGCACCTTCGCGTTCAACGCCTCGCTGCCCGCGTTGGCGCTGGCCAACCGGATATACCGGGATCCCGCACGGGCCGACGGCCTTGTGCGCCAGGTTGATCCGATTCATCCGGCATTCATGCCGACCACCTTTGATGCTCTGGCGAGATGATGGACGACGAGCTGACCATACGTGTTTCGACGTGCACTCGGAAGGGAAACGGCTACACGTTATCCAACCCCCGCATCCTGGCGGGCTGGCAGGAGACACGCTTTACGCGAGGCGTCGAGCGCTGCCCGTCGGACTTCCAGGTCACCATGACGGAACGATATCCAGGCGCCAACCCGCCCGAGATACAGGTCCAGCCTGGGGATTATTGCGAGGTCTTCCTGGGGCCGGACCGCGTGTCTACGGGATGGATTGATCGATTCATCCCCGGCTTCAACGATGGCGCGCATTCGATTACAGTCACGGGCCGCAGCAAGTGCCAGGACCTTGTGGATTGCGCCGCCGTCTACAACGGGTACCAGATTAGCAACGCGCCAGCGCTGGCCATCGCGCAGCAGCTGTGCGCGCCGTTCGGTGTGAGCGCCTCACTGGCGGCAGGAAGCAACCAGGGCGCGCCAGTAGAGCAGGTCGTCATCCTGGCCGGCGAGACCGCGTACGACGTCATCGAGCGGGTATGCCGGTACCGCGCGCTGCTCCTCTATGACACCCCCTCGGGCGATTTGCTGCTGTCGGGTATCGGCTTGTCCTCGGCAGCCAGTGGCTTCCAGGAAGGCATCAACGTGCAGCGCGCCACGGTGGTCTACGCGTCAGATCAGCGTTTCAGCGATTACTACGCCATCTACCAGGGGATCGATCTCTTCGGGGATGCCGGCGGCGCACCGAATCAGATCGCGCACGTGGTGGACACTGCGGTGCAGCGGTACCGGCCGAGGGTGGTGATCTCGGAAAGCATGATCGGCGGCAGCGTCATCGCCGAGCAGCGGGCCCGCTGGGAAGCTGCGCGTCGCGCCGGCCGGTCCTTTGTGGTGCGTCTGACAACGGACTCGTGGCGCGACGCCGCCGGCGCCCTGTACACGCCCAACACCCTGGCGCCGCTGATTCTGCCATCGCTGAAGCTGGGAACGGCACAGGCGCCCGTGTCCTGGCTGATATCCGAGGTGACCTATCAGCGCGGTCGCGCAGGGACGACATGCGACATGATCCTGATGCCGCCGCAGGCGTTCTACCAGCAGCCGTTCAGCTGGGTGCAACTGGGCCCGGATCAGACCATAGGGTAGCCATGGAACAACATCTCTTCGAGCGGCTATTTCGTCGGATCCAGATGTTGGTCGGGCGCGGCCGCATCACTCAGGTGGACGATTCCGGACCCGTGCAGCGCCTGCAGGTGCAGGCCAGCGGTTTCGAGCTGGCGGACAAGCGGGCGCGCGTGCAGGAGTTCGGCTTGACATCGAATCCGCCGATCGGTTCGGACGCCGCCTTGATGGCCATGACGGGGGATCGCACGGCCGTGATGGTGGTGGGCACCAATCACCAGGGCAGCCGCCCGCGCAACCTAGCGCCGGGCGAGACCAAGCTGTACAGCGAAGACGGCAAGTACGTCTATCTGACCGCGTCTGGCGGCATCGTGGTGGACGCCAACGGGCAGGACGTCGTGGTGAATAACGCCAAGGACGTTACCTGGAACCTGAGCGGCAAGCTGACCATCGTGGCCCCCGCCGGCATCGACCTGCAAACGCCCATGGTGAAGTCCACCGGCGACATGCAGGACAACTACGAGAGCAACGACAAGACCATGAAGGGAATGCGCGAGATATATGACATTCACACCCATCCGGTGCGCAATGTCGCGTCCGGCAGCAGCACTGTGACGTCCGATGTACCGAGCCAACAGCAATGAACGGCGATATCACGATTTCCTGGGATGCCGCGCGGTCGCATGGTGATTGGATGCTGGCTGGCGCCGACTTGCTGACCGGCAGCGACCTCGCCACGGCCATGCTGATCAGCGTGTTCACGGACGCTATGGCGGCGCCGGACGACGTCATACCGGACGGCACGGGCGACGCTCGTGGCTGGTGGGGCGATCAGTTCGATCCCGAACACCCCATCGGCAGCAAGCTGTGGCTGCTGGATCGCGCGAAGCAGACCCAGGAGACGCTCAACCGCGCATACGACTACCTGGCTGAGGCGCTGCAATGGCTCATCGATGACGGTGTGGTTGCACGCTTCGATATCGAGGTCGGCTGGGTGCGAGAGACGTTCCTGGGGGCGAAGGTGACCGCTTACGCCCCGAGCGGCGCTTCGCTTCACACCGGCCAATACCTGTGGGCCTGGAACGGAATCAACTGACATGCCATTTTCCCGACCGACGCTATCGGACCTGCGCAATCAGGTCATGGCAGACATCAACGCGACCCTGACCGGCGCCAATGCGTTCCTGCGCAAGGCCGTGCTGCGCGTCCTGGCTATCGCCCAGGCCGGTCTGGCGCACCTGCATTTCGGCTATCTGGACTGGATCTCGAAGCAGGCCGTGCCATGGACTGCCACGGACGAGTACCAGGCGGCATGGGGCGCGCTCAAGAACGTCTACCAAAAGGACGCCGTCCAGGCGGTCCTGACCGTGCAGTTTTCCGGCACGGTTGACACCCTGATCAGCTCTGGAATCAACGTGGTGCGCGCCGACGGCGAGACCTACACCATCCAGGAATCCGCGACGATTGGCGCCGGCGGAACGGCCGTCGTGACAGTCCTGGATACGGTGGCCGGCGCCGCGGGGAACTGCGACGACGGAACGTCGCTTACTCTGGCCACGACAATCGCCGGCGTGCAGTCCACTGGGACCGTGACAGGCACGGTCACCACCGGTGTGGATCCCGAGGATCAGAAGGCGTTTGGTAGCCGTGTGATCGCGGCGTTCCAGCAGACGCCACAGGGCGGCGACAGCGACGATTACGTCGCCTGGGCGCTGGCGGTCCCGGGTGTGACGCGGGCGTGGTGCTCGCCGAACGGATTCGGCGCTGGTACCGTGGTTCTGCGGTTCATGATGGACGTGGCCCAGGCTGCCCATGGCGGCTTCCCGCAAGGCACCAATGGGGTGTCTCAGCATGACCAGGGCCCGGACGGCTTGCCGCGCGACGTAGTGGCCACCGGCGACCAACTGACTCTCGCGGACGCCATCGTCGGCGAGCAGCCTGTCACCGCGCTCGTCTTCGCCTGCGCGCCGATCGAGAACAGGCTGCATTTCACCATCTCAGGATTGTCCACCAGCAGCGCCGCGACGCGTGCAGCCATCGCCTCGGCGGTCTCGGACGTGCTGTTTCGCAATGGTGACCCGCGCGCCGGCACGATCAACCTGAACGATATCGAAGCGGCAATCAATAGCGTTCCCGGAACGGGCGGATGGCTGATGGTCCAAGTCACGGGGACCGTTGACGGCGTGATCACGACCTATCCCGGCAACATCACCGGAGCGATGGGCGAGTTGCCCACGCTCGATGGGATCACCTACGTATAGAGGCGCCATGGCTCTGAATCTTCGCGCTGCAGATTTCCTCCAGGCGTTCCTGAAGCTGTTGCCGCGCGGGCGGGTTTGGTCACGCGACCTCGCCAGCGTGCAGAATCTTGTGTTGCTGGGCCTGAACAAGATCTACGAGACCAATACGGCTCGCGCCAATCAACTTCTGGTGGACGCCTTCCCGGCTACGACCTTCGAGCTGCTGCCGGAATGGGAGGCAACCCTGGGTCTACCGGACCCGTGTGCTGGGCCAGCTCCAACTATCGATGCAAGACGTAAACAGGTCGTCGCTCGGCTCACTGCCAACGGGGGTCAATCCATCCCGTACTTCACGGCTCTGGCAGGAAACCTGGGCTACCAGGTCACGATTACCCAGTTTATGCCGTCGCGATTCGGTAAACGCTTCGGCACGCCCTTCGGCGGGACAGACTGGGCGCACGCGTGGCAGGTGAACGCGCCGACATTCACGATCAATCACCTGCGCTTTGGGGATTCCTTCGGCGTTCCATTCGCATATTGGACGAACAACGTCCTGACCTGTGAGCTACTGGCCGTGAAGCCAGCTCACACCATCCTGAATTTTTCCTATTCGGAGTAGCAAAGCATGGACCTTCTGATTGCGCCGGGCACCGTCGATCTCGCTCATGCGGACCAGGCGCCCACGACTGGCACGCCGGGCTGGGCCACCGACGGCAATCCGGCGACCAACACACCAGCGACGCAATGGCCAGCCTATGCATTCAACGCATTGCAGGCGGAACTTGTTGCGATAATCACCGGTGCCGGCTTGACACTGGACCGAAATAATAACGGCCAGGCTTTCGAGGCGATCCAGCAGCTAATATTGGGGAAGAGTGCTGGCCGCTTACTCCGCACGACTGTCTACAGCCGCACAAGCGGAGGCGTCCAGCAGGTATCGGTGAACGGCGGGACGCCGACGACTACGGGCGCCAGCACATTCACTTCCCTGCCGAATGCTGCCTTTGTGGAGGTCGAGGGGTGCGGCGGGGGCGGTGGCGGCGGAGGCGCTCAGGGCACCACCGCCACCACAGCGTCTGCCGGCGGCGGAGGTGGTGCGGGCGGCTATTTCCGAACCAGGATCGCTGGACCTTTGTCTGGCATTTCAGTAACCGCTGGCACCGCTGGAGCCGGAGCGCCGGCGGGGCTCGCGCCTGGCTCAAACGGCGGCACCACGTCCTTCGGTACCTATGGTTCGGCTACAGGCGGTGCGGGCAGCCTTGCGGGAAGCTTGACGAGCAACCCAATCATCACTTCGGGAGGCACCGGTGGTGTGGGGTCGGGCGGCAACATCCTAAACGCGGCTGGATCTGTTGGGAATTGGGGGTTGGTTGTGGTTGATGGTACAGGGAACTCCTACAGTATCGCCAGCGGACAAGGAGGTACTTCGATCTTCGGCGGTGGCGGTCAGTCGGTATCGTCGAATAACGGCTTGGCGGCGCAGTCTCCAGGTGCAGGTGGGAGCGGTGGTAGCTGCCTTCCAAACCGTTCATCGGGCAGCGCTGGTGGCGCTGGTGGTCCTGGAATCGTGATCGTACGGGAGTATGCGTGATGAAGACCTATGCTCGTATTGACAACGGAATCGTCGTAGAGGTAATTCCCCCGATGACCTATGACGATGGAACCGAAATCCCGATAGAGCTTCGGTTTGTTCCCGAAATTGTGGACACGCTTGTCGATATCACGGGCATCGACCCGATGCCGGATCAGAGGTGGACATACGACGGCGAGTTGTTCTCGCCGCCGCAACAACCATAGCGTCAGCGACGGAGCACAACGACGGACTGGCCGAGAGGGACATTATTTCGCACGGGCTCCCAACCGCCGATGAATCGGTCAACCTTTAGATCGAGGTGGGATGCCCAAGCAGCAATAGCATTGCGTTCGATGAATGTATTGAGGTGCGGTGTAGTCTGCCTTTTTTGATGCAGCACCGTGTCCTCGAACACTGCCCACTGCCCTGGGGGACCGAACTCGAGAAAAGAAAAGACGATGCGCCCATTGGGCTTCAAGACTCGGCGCATCTCTTCGAGGTAGATGTATGTCTCGTGATGAAGAAGGTGTGTGAAAACGCTGAAAGCACACGCTATATCGACGCTCGAATCCTCTGCGGGAATGCTCAGGTCACGGTGGCAGATAAATCGATATGAGTCCGGTGTCTTGGATCTAGCATAGTCCAGCAAAGCTTGGACGATGTCTGTTCCGAGGTAGCTTATGTCGAGGCCGCTCTTCGCGATCGTGAAAGCCAATCTTCCGCTCCCACATCCAAGATCGAAAACAGACATTCCATCATCTAAGCCAGCTTCTTTGAGCATGTCGAGTTCGATCTGCCCGATCAATTCATACTTGCCGCCGACTGCGATTGCCATCGCTTCGTCTATGGGGTGAGTCGCAATGAGATCCCCGACCAGCTTTTCGTAATCCTCCACAAAATGGAACTGTGCCATGGTCCTCCTCCCTGGATGAGCGGGCGCCATTTTTCCCCGGCAGGGTTGCATTTGTCAAGAAAAGTTCCCGCCCATGCGGTTTTTTTCGTCCAGTGAATTTACTGCGCCGCCGCTGAGCGGCGTTTTGTTTTTGTGCTGCGGATAGGGCGGCCACCCGAAAAGCGTGCGTCCTGGGCGCGCTTCCGCAGCCTTCTATACCAGGGAATCATCAGGAGATTTCCATGGAAGAAAGCCTAAGCTTCAACGGCCAGACCTTCAGCGTCGTGGAGCACGGCGGCCAGCCTTGCCTCACCCTGGCGGAGATCGCGCGGGCGCTGTACGGACAAGGGGGTACTCAAACTGCGACCCCCTTTGAAACGCGGGTGCGTGACCTTTACCGACGCCACGCCGGCGAGTTCACATCGAGCATGACGGCGCTGGTCAAAATGAAGACGCCCGGTGGTGAGCAGGACGTCAGGGTGTTCAGCCTGCGCGGCGCGCACCTGCTTGGGATGTTCGCCAGGACCGAGCGTGCGAAGGCATTCCGGCGCTGGGTGCTGGATGTCCTGGACGAGCGCGCCGCGCGCGCCGATGGCCTGCTGCCGCTGTTCCAGGCTGCGCTGGCCGAGTACAGCAGCAAGAAGGCGGTCGCCAGCCTCTGCGGCCGAGGCCTGAATCAGTGGAAAGGCGAGAAGCCGCCACTGGAAGACCGAATGCGAGAACTGTCCGAGCGCATGCAGCCGTCGCTCTTCATCCACTGACCCGGCCCTAAGCCGGGTTTTTTTACGTCCATACGGGAGGCAGCAATGCACCCATTCTGGAGCAAGCACGTGAACAACGATATCCCTGTGGAAGCCCTGAAGGCGACTCCGCCTGTTGCCGTGACGACGGCCGCGGCCGCGACGGGCTGGGATCTGAATACCTGGGTCGGCATCGCCACGCTGATCTACATCGGGCTTCAGGGTGCATACCTGATATGGAAATGGCGGCGCCAAGCGCGCGACGGGATCGTGGAGGGGTCATGATTCCGGAGGGCTTGAAACGGCTGTTGCAAACCGCGGCGGCCGGCGGCGCGCTGGCGATTGCCGGCGTATTGGTGAGTCAATTCGAAGGCCGGGCGCATGTCCCGTATCGCGATCCGGTCGGCGTCTGGACAGTCTGCGAAGGGCATACCGGGCCAGACGTCATCCAGGGGCGCCGGTATTCGGACGCCGAATGCGATGCGCTCAAGGCGCAGGACCTGGCCGAAGCTGACGTCGCGGTGCGGCGTCAGATCAAAGTGCCCTTGACCGAATGGCAGCGTGCCGCCCTGATCGACTACACGTTCAACCTTGGCGAAGGCAACCTGGCCGCCTCGACCATGCGGCGCAAGTTCAATGCGCGCGATTACGCGGGCGGGTGCGCAGAATTGCTGAAGTGGATCAACGGAAGAAAGGGTGGCGTGCTTGTTCCGCTGCCGGGCCTTGTGGATCGCCGCAACGCAGACCAGTGGGTGTGCGAGCAAAGTTCCCCCAACCCACCTCGATAGGTGACCCATGACTGAGCAAACGCAAGACGCCACCTCGACAGAAAACCTGCCGGATCAGTCCGGCATGCGAGCCGCTGAACTGTCTTCCACCGGTGCCATCGGCCAGGCCGTTGATGCTGCCAAAACGCTGGTGTCATCCGCCGCTGGGCGTCGCCCCTGGACCGTCATTGCGTGGGCCTTCGGCGCCGGATCGCTGATCGGGCTCACCATCGGCGCGCTGCTGTTCTGACCATGCGCGGCTATCTCATCGCCGCGGCCGCCGGCCTACTGCTGGCGCTGGCCGCTGTGGCCGGCGTCAAGTGGTACGGCCGGCACCAGTACGCGACCGGCTACGAACAGGCACAGCTGGAAGCCCAGGTTGCCGCCGCGCAGCTTTCGAACCAGTACCGCGCCCAGGAACAGGCGGCACAACAAAAAGCCGAGGAAGAATATGCGAAGTACCGCGTCCAGGTCCTGGCCACTCAGAAGCGCGCCGCTGATCTCGATGCTGCTGTTGGCAGGCTGCGCGCACAGCTTGCCGGCCTGCAATCCCGTCGCGCCGCCCAAGGTGCCGGGCCCAGCGCCGGAGCTGATGCAGCCGCCGGCCCTGACGTCATCGGCGTTATTGCAGCGTGCACAGGACGATATGACGAAGTGGTCAGATATGCTGCAGCCCTCGCGGATCAAGTGACCGGGCTGCAGGGATACATCCGGGGTGCCCTCAGCACCGAAGCGCGAGCGCCTGTCTCGCAGTGACGTTACGGGTTACTGCGGCCGGCGCTTCGGATACTGGTACTCGCGCCGGGTCTTCCATCTGCCGTCGTATTGCCAGAAGGCGCAGCCGGTCTGCGGAAGCGGCTTTACGGACACGGCGCCAGGCTCAAATCTGCAGACGGCATGTGTTCCCTGTGAGGCCGTTTCGCCGTGCCAATGCCGGCAGGCCCAGCACCCGCCTGGCCGATCAGGGGCTTGCATGAGGTGGCTGTGTGACACGATGGCCTCCAAGCTACTGGACGGCCATCCAGTATATTCCTACGCCAGCCCGAAGGCCGCGCGGATCTCGTCGCCCGCCGTCCCATCCTCATCCGTGTACCGGTCCCCGATGCTGGCGCATTTGCCCACGATGGTGCGGGTGTAATCCAGCAACTCCGGCGTCATCTTCCCGCCGGGCGGCAACACGCCGGCATCCGTGGCGATCTTCTCCAGGTCTTCGTCGCAGATCGCACAGTGCTGTTCGGCTTCCATGGCTACTCCCCTTCCTCGACCGGCTCGATGGCGTCCGGCAGCTCGTAGCGGGAATTGCCCACCTCCCGCCGGACCTTGTGCCAGGTGAAGGCCGATTCCGGCAAGCCCTGGGCCAAGATGGCCGCCGCGCGCGCCGGCGTCGTCGCCGGGTCCAGCCATCCCAGCGCCAGGTCAGGCGCCAGCGCCACCGGTCGCCGGTCGTGGACATCGACCATGCCGCCGCGTGCGTCATTGGTCACGATGGCCATGCCGTTGTCCTTGCCATGCTCGCGCCCCGGGCGCCACGCCGTGACCGCGGCGAAGAGCAGCGGCTCGTCGTTGGCGTGGTGGATGTAATAGGGCTGCTTCGGCCCCTTCGGGTCATCGGTCAGCCACTTCCATTCGTACCAGCCGTTGGCCGGCACGATGATCCGGCCGCCTTCCTTCATCAGCCAATTCCACGGCCAGCGGCCGGCGGCGATGGTTTCGATCTTCGCGTTGCTGATCGGCGCCCGGGCCCAGTTCTGCGGCTTGTAGCCCCAGAAGATCCGTTCGACGTGGATCGTGCCATCTTGGAATTCATGCAGCGTCAGAGGCCGCGTGCCGGGCGGGATGTTGTAGCGCGGGCCGACCGGGTCCGGCGGGAACAGCTCGCCAGCGCGGGGCGCCCGGATCAGGGTCTCCAGATAGTCGTCGCGGTTGTTCTTCTGGACGATGCGGCCGCACATGGGGGTCTCCGACTGGCAGTTCCGGCCAGTATAGAACCCCGAATTGCGGAGCGCGGAGCGGATTGCGGAGCAAAACGAAAACGGCCCGCATCGCTGCGGGCCGCGTAAATCCTGGTGGCGCATCCCTGATTCGAACAGGGGACCTGCGGATTATGATTCCTTGGCAGATTTTCGGAAAATCAAGCACTTAGGCCGTTTTGCCGCTCCGCTATTGTGCAGAAACTGCGCAGCCGGAAGCCGCATATTTGCGTGGGGTGACTGGCGTTTGCGGAGCACTATCGGGTGGGATTCACCTTGTCGCCGCGGCGCCCGCGGACGTAGTGCTCCGTCATCTGAATGGACTTATGGCCGAGCTGCATCTGCGCCTGGCGAATGTCGCCGGCGCTGTCCGCCTTGTCCGTCCCGGCCTTGGCCCGCAGGTCGCGGAACTGGAATTCCTGCGGGGTAATCCCGGCCGCCTCACGCGCTTTGTGGAAGCGCTGGCGCAGCGCGTCGTACGTCAGCCGCTGACCTTCTTCATTCACCACCAGTGCCGTGGACGAAACCTTGTATCCCGCCTTCCGCGCCCGGATCCTCTCGATAACCGTTGCCAGTTCGCCGACTACCTGTAGGCGTAACTTCTTGCCCGTCTTGCCTTGATCCACGTGCAGCACGCCATCGCGGACGTCCCGCTCGTCGAACTTCAGGGTGTCGGCCGGCCGCTGGCCGCTCAGATAGGCCAGGTCCATTGCGTCACGCGTCGGCTGGTCGGCCTTCTCGTAGACCGCAGTAAACCGGTCGTCCTCAACGTAGACATCCCGGCCGGTCTCTCGGTTCTTCTTCACGCCGGCGCACGGGTTTGGCGCGTCTGTTATGCCGTTCTCGCGCGCGTAGTTGAAGATATGGCTGAAGAGGGCGATCTCGCGGTTCGCGCGCACGTGACCGGGGTTCGGAGGAACGGGGCGTCCCTGCGCAACGTACCAAGCGCGGGCCTTGTCAGCGCGCCAAGCCATGTATTGCTTGATGTGCAGGGGCCGAATCTGGTCCAGCGGAGCCGGCGGATTGTCGAAGAACTCGTAGATGAATTCGAGCTCCTTCATGTTGTCGATCTGCGTCCGTGGCGCCTTGGTCGGCAGCACGTCGCGCACATAGCGCTCTGCCGCGTACCGGAAAGTCGGCACAGGCG